CAATGGCACAAGAAGCTGGCGTTGCTCTCGGACTTAACATCCCCACAGAAGCAGAATATTCCGTGGGAAGAACTTGGGCTGACACTCACTGAGAAGAACGATTACTTAGAAAACTTAATACTACTCTTTGTAATTATAGACCGAAGTTGGCGTAAGCCATTCACTGTTAAATCAGACTTCGCAAGAATTGGAGCACTTCACGTTGCCATAGCGGCAAGTGAGGGCTTCATCACCACACAAATAGACGAGGATAGTTGGGGGAAGCGTTGGTACGTGACCCTTGACGGACAGGATATACATGAAGAAATCAGCAGAACTCTTAAAGAAGTCATTTACCATCCCCACATTACTCATTGATGGAGACCTATATCTCTTTAGAGCCGCTATTGCTGTAGAGCATGAGATCGACTGGGGTGATGACGTATGGTCATTATCTACAGACCTCAAAGCGGCAAAGAAACTATTTACGTCTATGGTCGATGAGTTCAAAAAAGAACTGGTTGTAGAAGATGTGATAGTCACAATATCAGGCCAAAAGAACTTCCGTAAAGACGTGCTAGAAACATACAAAGGCGGACGTAAGAAAGTCCGTAAACCAGTCGGCTACAAAGCCCTCGTTGCGTGGGCTATGGAAGAATACGATAGCATTATGGTGGATTGCTTAGAAGCTGATGATGTCATGGGCATCATGGCCTCTCTACCAAACACCGAAGCAATCATTGTGTCTGATGACAAAGACATGAAGACCATCCCCTGTAAACTCTACAGACCAAACGACAATGAACGGCTGGTCATTAGTGATATGGAAGCCAACAGAAACTTCCTCATCCAAGCACTGATGGGTGACATGACAGATGGTTTTGGGGGGTGTCCAAAAGTGGGCATCAAGACAGCTGAAAAGATACTGGGAAACCACCCGACTTGGGATGCTGTCGTCAAACAATATCAAAAAGAAAAACTATCAGCGGACTACGCGCTGACACAGGCTCGTATGGCTCGGATTTTACGCTGTACTGACTGGGATAACGAGAAAGGTGAGGTCATACTATGGAAACCGACAAGATAGAAGATGCTGTCAACAAGCCACCTCATTACAACTCAGGATCAATCGAATGCATCGACGCAATGCAAGCGATGGCAGATGGCTCTCTAGTCTGGGGTCACAATGCTTACCTCTGGCAGAATGCTTTTAAGTACCTGTGGCGTTGGCCTTACAAGAAAAAACCCGTCGAAGACCTAAAGAAGTGCCGTTGGTACTTAGATCGACTTATTGAACTCATTGAAGAAAAAGAAGAAACACCATGAACAATTTACTACCTACTGACTACCAAGCCTTCATACACACCAGCCGCTATGCCAGATGGCTAGAAGATGAAGGAAGACGTGAGAGCTGGACTGAGACTGTCAGCCGATACATGGACAACGTGGTTAAGTCCCGTGTGAGCCGTGAGATTGCCAATGAGATTGAGCAAGCAATATTAAACTTAGAAGTGATGCCATCTATGAGGTCATTGATGACAGCTGGTAAGGCATTATCGAGAGACAACACAGCTGGATACAATTGCTCCTATACACCTATAGATCACATGAGATGCTTTGACGAAGTTCTCTTTATTCTACTATGTGGCACTGGTGTCGGCTTCTCTGTTGAAAAGAAGTATGTTGATAGCTTACCAGACGTCCCTAGACTAACAGCTGGTGATTACAGAATTGTTGTAGAAGACAGCAAGGAAGGCTGGGCAAAGGCATACAGAGAACTCATTGAAGAGCTATACAATCACGGCAATATACCGACATGGGATGTCTCTAATGTTAGACCAGCTGGTGCACGTTTAGAAACCTTTGGTGGCAGAGCATCTGGTGCTGAACCATTGGTTGAACTGTTTGAACACACCATAGAAACCTTCAAGAAAAAGCAGGGTAGCAAGCTGTCGTCTTTAGATGTCCACAGCATCATGTGCATGATTGGCTCGATAGTTGTGGTTGGTGGGGTGCGACGTTCAGCGATGATCAGCCTAAGTGATCTATCGGATGACGAGATGAGAACAGCCAAGTCTGGCGAATGGTACATCAACAACCCACACCATGCACTTGCTAACAACTCTGTGGCCTTCGAAAGTAAACCCAGCGGTGTAGACTTCATGAAGGAATGGGCGTCACTAGCGGCCTCTGGTTCTGGTGAACGTGGTATCTTCAATAGACAGGCGGCTAGAGACAAAGCTAAACGCGATGGTATTAGAGATCACATGTGGGAGTTTGGCACGAATCCTTGCAGTGAGATAGTGTTACTTGGGCAACAGCTTGAGGAATATGAAGACCCTGAGACTGGTGAAACTAAGACTAGAGGCATTGTTGGTACTGGTGGTCAATTCTGTAATCTTACAGAGGCTGTCATTAGGGCTACAGATACTGAAGCTGACATCTCGAATAAGATACGTCTTGCAACTATCTTAGGTACTATCCAAGCAACCTTAACTCACTTCCCTTACTTACGTGACTGTTGGACAAACAATACAGAACGTGAGGCACTCTTAGGTGTATCTATGACAGGCATCATGGACTGTACGCTGACTAATGGTAAAGAAGATGGACTTGAGGGTAGGCTAGATACATGGCGTAGTGTTGCTAGAGAAACTAATAACTACTTTGCAGATGAGTTAGGTATTAACAGGTCGGCGGCGTGTACGGCGGTCAAGCCAAGTGGTACGGTTTCCAGTCTTGTAGATAGCAGTAGCGGAATACATGCGAGACACTCTGAATACTACATCAGAACTGTCCGTGGAGACAACAAAGACCCACTGACACACTTCTTAGCAGATCAAGGAATACCATCAGAACCTTGTGTCATGAAGCCAAACACTACGACTGTTTTCAGTTTCCCCATGAAGTCACCAGAAGGCGCAGTCACACGTCACGATATGACAGCGATAGAACAGCTGGAGATGTGGCTAACGTACCAGCGTCACTACACAGACCATAAGCCATCAGTAACTGTATCAGTCGGAGATGAAGAATGGGCAGAGGTAGGTGCGTTTGTCTACAAGCACTTCGATGAGATGTCTGGTGTCAGCTTCTTACCTCGCTTTGACCACACGTATGCTCAAGCACCCTATCAAGACATCAGCGAAGATCAGTATGAGGCCGCATTCTTCGCAATGCCTAGTAAAATTGATTGGTCTCGATTGTCTGATTATGAGACTGAGGACACAACTAAAGGTTCGCAAACTTTAGCATGTACTGGCGGAACTTGTGAGATTGTAGACATCTAAAGAAAACGAAAGCCCAACTAGCAAAAAGTTATCTAGTAGTTGGGCTTTTGACATCTAAAAATAATATAAAATGGAGAGGTGAATGAACAGAGAAGAACTGTTGTTGATACAGCACAAATCCGTGGCAGATGCTGAAAACAAAAGAATGAGAGAAACATTCAGAATTAATAGTTACGCATTTGGGGACAACTGGGATTGGCATAGAGCACGTCAGGTCAGTGGCTCTAATGGCGGTAGAAAAAACGCCCAGAGACCTTGGGCAAAGAAAGAGAGCAGTGATGAAAGATAGTGTAACGCATTGTCCAAAGTGCATGGTGAAGACTAAAGTAATCGAAACCATCCCCCACTTCAAATATGGCTACCCAAGCAAAAGAAGGCAACGACAGTGCCCTCAGTGTGGGATGCGAAGGATGACAGTAGAAATACCGATAGAGCAGGGGGATAAGTATTTCTCATGTTCACAGTCGAAATAGAGTCAAACTATACCAAAGTTGTCTCAGTAGATGCAGATGGTAGGTTTGAAGATGTAGAGATGTATCTTGAGGACGATGGGACTTGTTTCATTAGACAGTTCTGTGATGAACTAAATGAGTTCCAATTAGTAGCCATCAACTACAAACAAGTATTAGACCTAATGGCCTCTTTAGATGCCCATGATGGTGTTTATATAACTGAGGTGGGTGGAGAGCAGGGAAGTCATCTCAAGGATGTCTAGCTACTGCTCTCCGTTGTTACCGAAGTAACGAAGGTAATATGCACTATATTGAATAACATGTAAATGCTGGTGTATCAATTTGACTCCAAAAAAACACAGATCGTCCGACATAAGACAGCGATCTGTGTTTTTTG